AACGCAAACTCATCACAGTACAATAGCGAAATACTCATACCACGTCCTGTGTTGTCTGTAGTTGTTTGTGACACAATACGTGATCCGTTATCAAATTCCATCGATCCTTTGTTGTACGATACAACACCACAACGTATATGATCAGGACAATCTTCATATGCATATCTTATTCTATGCATAATCTCTTGAGCACCTGCGTATTTGTGTGCCGCAATTAGTACGGTAACATCTGGATTAAACATTGCATACCACAGTAGATAACCTGCCGCTGTGGTTGACTTACCTGTCTGTCTTGGTAGCATGTTAATATTGAATCTATAGTTGTGATATGAATCTACAAGACGCTCTTGGAATTCAAAAGGCGCAAACAACAACTTGCCTTTAGTAGGATGTTGAATATAAAAGAAATTATCCATAAAGAATTTAGCACCTGTAGTAGGATCCATACAGGCCGTAAGTTCTTCAATTTGTTCTTTTGTGTATCTAGTCTTTGAGTGTGCTTTTTTAACTAGTACACCGTCAAGACTTTTTCCTTGTTGTACCATACTAATATTTAGTGGAGTTTTGAGTGGTTAGGCTTTTTTCTCTGGCGGATTTTTTGGATCAGAAAAATGTGGTGCATCTAATGATTTTGGCATTAAATTAGATGTGTTTTTAGTAGCCGTAGAAACATCATCAGCATCAGTATAATTTACTGGCAATTTAAGAATTTTATCTATTAGTGCTTGAAGTGTTTTTGGGCCAGTATCACCATCAACTGTTAGACCATTTGCTTTTTGAAACGCCTGCACTGCTTTATATACTTTGGAACCATACTGACCATCTATAGGACCGGGGTTGAACCCTAACAGTTCAAGAGCCACTTGTATTTTGTCTACAGAGGGATTACCATACTTTTTATAAGCATCTCGAGTGGCTGAATCTGGTTTTAGTTCACCACTCTTAGTTGATCCGTATGTTTTTAACAAACCCATAATAGAGGAGCCACCCGGAATACCTCGTTTAGAGAAATAGTTTAAAGTATTTTGCATTCTTTTCAAATCTTTTGCTAATTGTGTTGGTGTACGCATTTTTGTATAGAATTTTCTAGTGAGATTAGATTTTTGGTCATTGGCAACATTTTCTTTTGCCATGTTTGTTGCTGTGGCATACATAACTGCTTTGGCGTCATCACCATAACGCTTTTTGAAATCTTTTTTGTTTTTCTTCATACCCTTGACGAATTTTTCTTTTTTCTTTTCTTCGCCTTTGGTAAGTGATCGTTCTGTTATTTCGTATATACGCATTTTAAGGACTTACGTAATCTGGATCAGGTGAAATTAAGTTAGTAAATGGCTTAGCCGTCGATGATGCTGTTGCACCTGTTGGATTAGTTACTGTTTTTCCTATTACTTTTGCTATTGATTTTAGCATACTTTCACTAGGTTGGTCTAACTGTTTCATGATAATTTCCATTACTTTTGGATTGTTAAAATCATCAATAGTTGCTGGAATATAATTACCTGTTCTTGGATTTAAAATGTAACCGTTATCCTGTACAATTAATTTTTTATTTGCTTTTAATCCTCTAATCTTTTTAAGTGTTGCTTTCAAAATCTTTATTTGGGAAGGATCTAATTTAACTGCACCCTCTTTACTTGCTACTTCTTTACCTAAACGTTGTGCCGCTTGTTGTATATTTTTGTTTCCGGCCACTTTAGAAGCAATTTTAGTAAAGCCCATTGCACCTTTACCAACAAAGCCTAAAGGTAAAATTGATAATAGTAATTCTACTTGTAAATTGTTTAATTCTTTAACTGCTACCGGATCTTGACCATTTCTTGTAGCACGGTTCCATTCTTCTTCGTTCCACCATTTAAACGGGAACCCGCCATGTTTTTTATAAACATCGTATGCATTAAAAGCAGTTGCGACAAGGAAAGCCGCACTTAAACCCATTAATCCATAATAGACTACTGGAGCAAGGAACACAACCTCGTCTAACTGTTGTTCTGAGAGGTTATTCTTTTTTTTTAAATCTGCACTTTCGTTAACAAATGTAATGTAGTCTTGGCGTAGTGCTTCTTCGATATCCTCGAGTGGATTATCGCCTCGCATAGAAAACTTACGAGGTAGTTTTTTGATTTCTGTTTTACCGTATTGTTTTTCTAAACTGTCTACGGAATATGTTTCTTCTTCTTTTTCTTTGCCCATTGAATTAGCATAACCTTCTTCGGTTTGCTCGTCTTCATGGTATGCAGGATCTTTTACTCTTAGGTCTTTAGGATTCTTAGAACCATTTAAACCATTTAGTCCTGCTAGTCTTGTGATGTCATTTGTTGTGCTGTATTGTGCATCAGGCTCATTTGCATAACCTTCGGCTTCGTCTTCACAACCACAGTTGCCATTAATATTGTCATCACCTTTCATAGTCATGTCTGGTGTGTCGCCTTGTGGCATCATGTCTTGACCTACTGGTTCCATACCAGCAAGTTTCATAATTCTTTGTAGTGCAGGTAAATCATCTGGTGAGTCAGCAGTAATAGTAATTGCTTCGTTTACAGATTCTTTAACTGACTTACCGCAGTCTGGTCCACAATTACAATTAGGACCACAGTTACCGCCACATGCACAATCTTCATTGCAATTACATGCTTTGGCTTCGTTAGTCTTTTTCTTTTCTTTATCTTTCACGGCTTTCTTCATTGGCTCTTTTTTGTTGCCGTCACCGTCAATGTCAATGTAATCAGGTTTTGCTTTTTTACCTTCATCGACTTGATCGTAATAACCTAAGTCTTTTAATTTTTTCATTACATCAATCATTTCACGTGTAGCCATAATTATTCCCCTGCTTGTCTGTCTTTTGCTTCTTTAGCAAGACTTTGCAAAAATGTTTCTTTACCTTTTTCTGTAACAACTAAGTCGTCTTTGTTAACATCTGGACCATCATATTTGTATTCACCGTCCATTAATTTTGATTCATATGTAGTATCATCTGACTCTTTTTGATATTCTTCATATGGCTCACCAGGTCTACGCACTCTAATATTTTCTACGCTTACGTTTGTAAAGTTTGCAATGTAGTGTCTTAATTGATCCTGTGTAGTTGGATAATTTAGAGTAGTTTCAAACACAGTTACTTCTGTATGAGTCATTTGTGGAAAGTCTAATGGTACACTCTGAATAGGAGTTTTCTTACCTGCTGTAAGATTTGCAATTTCATATTTTTTCAAAGCAGTTTCCATCTTATCTTCAAAGCCTTCAGGTAGTTCGCCCGCTACTTTAATGACAAAATCGTATTGTTTATTCGCTTCTGCTAGATACTTTTTAAAATCCATGGTTACTCCTAATATGTATAGTTATTTATCTTCTTTCTTGTTTAAAATCTCTTGAATGAGTGAGTTGCGATCGATGATTACACCCTCACTATCCACTGTATTTGCAGTATCACCTGCTCTTTGGTCTATTTGTTGCTTTTTAAGTTGCAATTCAACCATTTTTAACTTCTTATCAAGTTTAGCACTCTTAGCATCGATAGCATTTTTAAGACTGCCTACAGCAACTTCAAAAACACGGCCTGCATAACGGCTTTCTACGTTCATACCCAAATCCATTAGATCTTCGTACGTTGCTTTTGCTTTATCTGCAAGTTCGTCTAATTCTTTATCTGCTAATTCTCCAAGTCCTTTTACCATAGGCAACGCCGCTGATATTTTATCAAACTCTGCAATGCTTCTTTCCATCTGCTTGGCTTGTTTTGGAGTATCAACTACTTCTTGTTTTGGTTCTTCTACTTGTTCCATAGTTTCTTTAACTTCTGGAAGATCAAGTAATTCTTCTAATTTCTTCGTCATAATAGTACTTATCTTTTCCCTTGATGGAACAAATCTTTTTCTGTTACAATCCTAAAAAATATACCATGCTGTTTAGCATAAGCATTTGCCGCTTCCCATTTTGCTTTGTTTTTTATAAACTGTGCTTGATTATATGTATTCTTACCAACATTTTCTCTTACAGTTTGATTCTGGGGTTTAATTTCAATTATTTCTGCTTTTGTTTTTCCTTTTTTATTACTGTACACAATAAAAAAATCTGGAACATAAATTGTATATTTTCCTGTAAGTGGATCTCTATAAGGAATTTTAATTGACTCACTGGCCCATTTAGCAATAGCAGGATGTTCGTCACACAATTTCATAAAGTGCCATTCCCAACTGCTTCTATACATAGGTGTTTTTGTTCCTATATATTTGTCTGGATTTTTAAGATCGTATCTGCCTTGGGCAAATTTCATAGCCATGTTTATGCCCCATCGATGATATTTCTTTTAGCACTGTTGTCAACTTTTTCTTTTGCAGTTCCTAACGTGCTTGACTTTGGCCTATTGATATTTAAAATTTCTCCAAGTGTATCTGTTAATTGCATGTTTGAAGTTTGTCTAAGTTCCTCATAAATTGTCATCGGATCAATTTCATCAATGTTACACTGCTTTAAAATAATATTAGTTGATTGTTTTGCAGTTTCAGGTGCCATACCTTTTCTTGTTAATAGATCAACAAACGCAGTTACATCACTAGACTTTAAATTTATTTCTTGTTTATTAAAACTATTAAAAAAATCTAGAGTTTTGTCGGAACTATTATTTGCTGATTCACCTACTGTTGTGTATACATTTGTACTCATTTTTTTATCCTACACTGGTCTTTGATTTGCATCGACACTGTTTCCATTACCTTGTTGATTGTTTTCTAATTGACCAGATGCAGTTCCGGATGGATTACCGGCTTCTGCCTTAGTACGTTTTGCCGCATCAAACTTGTCAGCACCTTTTTGATCAATTGTTTGTCTAGCACTTCTTATTAAACTTTGTTCTGTAATGCTTTGAACTTCGTTACGTACACCTTCTTTGGTTAACTGTTTTGCATTATCAATTGTGTTCTTGGCTTTAATTGCAGTACCAATAAATGCAAATGGATTTGCAAAAGCATCACCACTTGCAACATCTCCGAATACATCTAAACCTCCTGCAAGTACACCATTTGCTCCAAAAAATCCTGCTGTTCCTCCTCCCATTACACTTAACGGTGATGGAGTTCTATCGTAGTGCAGTGTTGCAAATCCTGTAGGATTGTCAGTAGTAACTCTACCTGTTGCATATTTTACACCTTCATAGATAACAGTCATTTGATTTTCTCTTGGAGCACTGTCACCTGCACTCATGCTTGGCGGATCCCAACTTTGTATCATAGGATTAATCAGTGTAAATTCAAAAAATCTATGACGTGCTAATTGATATATGCTAACACCTTCATTTTGAAAGAAGTTTTTATTTCTATCACTGTTTAAACCAAACTTAACATATTGCTCTGATCCTTGATAAGGTGTTTGCTTATAAAGTTCCTGCCAATATAAACTATCGTTGTAGTTTGCTTTAAAATATTGTTGCCAGAACGCATTGGTTAGTCCGTCATTGTCATCGTGAAAATTAATTGTAACAGGTGCGTATGTTACTGCTGTTTGGTAATTTGTTTTTTTACCGTATTGATTTTTTGTATCTGTTTGTACTTGTATTCCAGGTAATTTCACATCCTTAACTAGCATACCGCATTCAATTTGTGGACTTGCTCTGTTAAAACTAGCATCTGGTGATCGTAACGCAATATTATTAATATTAAATGTTACATGATATAAAAATCCAACCTTAGGTGCAAGACGCATGTAGTCATCAGTAAACAAACGAGCCGCGTGTTGATAATCACGCATGTCGCCTTCACTTCCGAATATACCGTTGAATACGTTTCCTAAAAACTTTGTTAACTTTGCCATACTATTATTTAGTCGTAAAAAAAGGCCGGAGATTTTTACGTCTCCGACCTTAAATTTTAAAAGTTTTTATTAACCTGTTGCTAACGTTCTAATTGTTCTGCCAATTGCGCCGCCTAAGCCGCTTGGTTGACCTGCACCATTAGTTTGAATAGCATTATCATATTGGATTTGTAGTTGAATATCAACTGGATTTGAATCACTGTATGATAACTGGTTGTAGTTAATATCTTGAACAAAGCAACCTACTAACTCGAAAGTTTCAAGTACGCTAGGAGCATTAGCGCCATTACCACCATCAAGTATTTCGATTCTACCTTTGAACTTGTAATCAACACCAGATGCCGCACTTGACTGTTCGAAGAAGTCAAATTGCTTCTGAAGTTGCTCACCGCACAGTTTGTTAACTGAGTTGTTCACATCATCTCTTAGAGTGATTGTGATTGGTTGCCATGTATGTTTACCTGCATAGTAAACTTTTGAGTTGTAGACATCAATTGCTACAGATTCAAAGTTTACATTAGGTCTTGTTACATCAATAACCTGCTTTGTTAATTCTACACTTGGACTTCCAGCACCAAAATTTTCAAGTGATACTCTAAAGCGATACTTTAGTTTTGGCATCAACAAACCTTGGGTGGATGCTGACTGGTCACTTGCTAATGGAACTGTAAATCTACTTAAACTTGAAATTGCCATTATCTTGCTCCTTTTACAGTTTTATTTATCTTCATTATTGAGCCCCCAAAGTTGCTATTTCGCCTGTGTTCTTTAAGCGTAATGGTATGTAGATAAATTCAACAGCCTTGACAGGTTCAATAGCAATGTCTAAGTAAAGTTCATTTCTATCAATTCTGCTTGGTGTGTTGTTAGTTTCATCACATACAACTAGGAAGTCGTATAGTGCTCTTTGACCTACTAACTCAAGCAATAAACTTTCTGCCGCTTGTTTGATCTCATCACGTGTAATCTTATCGTTTGGTTCAAACAAGAACGGTTTAGCAAGTAGATTTAATTGACGTCTTAGGTACGCTGTTAAACGTGCTACGTTAATTCTATCTAATGCACTTGCGTTTCTTGCTCTTGTAACTTGTCCAAAGTTAACCAATCCACTTCCAGTAATGAATGTGATTGGGTTAATCTTAGCACCTTGCATTGTATCTCTTGTACCGTCGTTTAATGATACTGGTGTAAATTCACCTTCATCATTAATATAACCAACACTTGAAGCGTTGCTAATACCACCACGTCTTGTACCTGCTGGTGCAAACCATGGGAACGATACCTGATCGCTCAGTGCAATAGTTTTAAGCATCATGTGACTTGGTGGAACAACAATGTTGTTACCAGTTAAGTCTGTTGTAAATCCTGATGGATAAAATGTTGCCATATACTCATCATATGTTACAAATCCATCTTCACCATCTGCTAGTGCATTACCTGTGTTGTTACCATAATTTTGTAACGTAGTTGCACTTGCTGATAATCTAAATGGAGTATCTGCTACAACAAAGCCAGTAATTCCTCTGTCAATGTTTAGATTTACAAGGTTGCTTGTTAGTTCTGGATAACCAGGAGCCGCTAACAATGTGTATGCTCTTGTTTCTTCATCTCTTAGATCGTCGTTGGTATCAATTTGTGATTTTAGTGCCGCAACAACTGTTTTACGTTGTGCTTTACGACCAAACAATCCTGAACCATCTTCAGCAGTTGTATTCCAACCAACCCATCTATTAACTTTGTAAGAAGCCATTGCCTCGTCTGATCCGCCATCGTAAACAGCGCCAGTACCTTGGAATCTCTTGTTCTTACCTGAGTTTTCGTTAATATCAATGTGTGTAGTTCTAAAGATTTTAACATTGTTTCCTGAACGTCTAGTGTTCCATAGCAACATACCTCTTGGATATAATGCTGGATCTGGAGCATCTGGATCTAAGTAATCACTTACAAGCATATCTTCAATGTCTGCTTTAGTGTCACCAGTTACACCTGTTTCACCATAACGTGCATCAGCAAATAAGATACCATCTTCTGAAGTTTGGTCTGCTACATCAACAGCCGCCCATTCTAGATTTAAGCCATCGTATTTGTAAATCTTTTGTCCATAAGTTTCAGTGTTGCCTGAGTCAATCCAAAGATCACCATTTACTAGTGAAGTTCCGTCTGACTGTTGTGTAGGCTCAGTTGCTGAAACAATAGGGCCTTTAGGATCAGCATCACTATATACTTTGTTATAGCCTCTCCATGTAGTACCATCGTGTACCATAATATCTACTTCATCAAGTGTAGTATTATACCATAGTGTTCCATCTTCTGGATCACTTGTAGGTGCACCTGCTTTTGCTTCATAACTTAATGGCTTCCAGTTAGAAATAACTAGGTCTTCACTTGCTTCGCTACCAGCGTCATAAACGTTGTCAACTGAACTTGTAAAGCCTGCTGTTGCTAATGGAGTACCATTACCATCTGTTAATCTAATTTCGCCGCCAACTGTGTGACTAATTTTAACATTTCCGTTTGCAGTAACTTCTGCAACTACGTTTGTTAATCCTGCGTCACTAATTGCTTCAACTAGTGCATCTGCATCAGTACCTGTGAAACTTACACTTGCACTTGTAAATGCTGTTGCACCTGCTGTTGTTTCAGCGATTGTAAATGTTTTTGTACCAGCACTAATAGTTGGATTAGAAACACTACCAGTTGCACTTGTAGGACTTGGAATTAGTCTTCTGTGCAATTTGAAGTCTGCAATTTGTTTTGAGTCTTCAGTTGTGTTTGCTAAAGCAAATAATGTTCCAGTTGGAATATTTTTTCCACCTTCTGAATCAAGTGCTTTGATTGCTTCTGCCGCACTGTTGTAAATTGGTGTTTCAACAGTTGACCATAAGCCTGTACCTGTGCTGTACAATTTAACTTTTAAACTTGCACCTAAGTTAGGTGTAGTAGTTTTCATATAAACAGAACCAGTAGGTCTTAAACCACTGTAACCTGTTCCACCAACTTCAACCCTATCAGTTGCTCTCCATAATGGAACTGAACTGTGTGCTGAAATTTGTAATTCCGGTGAATGGAAGTATCCTGCTGTAATACCCAAGTCAGTTAAAATTTGTCCTGACCCTTCTTCAATTAAAATCGCACCGTCAGTAGTTGTACCATCTGTGCTTGAAGTTCCGTCTGAGTAGATTTTAACTCTATCATTAGCATCAAGTTTAGCACCAACACCTGGAATAGCCGCATCGTTAATTGCTTCTACAAATGTTGCTGGTGTTGCACCTGCATTG